TCTATTTTGAAGGAGCTTTGTTTGATATTACACCTTTTAAAAGTAATAACGCTGGAGCACAAACTCAATTTACAGGCTCTACTATAACTACAAGCACAACTAGAGGCACAGCTGTTACAATTACTACATCAACTAATCATGATTTAGAAATAGGAGATATTGTTGAATTAGATTCAGTAACAATGCCAACAGGTTCTAGTATTGCTGCATCAACTTTTGAAGATAAACTTTGTCAAGTAATAACAGTTCCAAGTTCTACAACATTTACAGTTACATCACCATCAGCAGAAGCAAACGGTGGTGGATCAGATTTAACTTCAGGAAGTTCTTGTACTGTTAATCCTTATGAAACTGTAGGACCATCTGCACAATCTTATGGTTATGGTTTTGGTATTGGAAACTATGGAGGAAATGTTACAGGATCACAAAGCACAGAATTAGATGGATCACTAAATGCTGACACAGCAGGTACAGGTGGATCCGGTACAGCAGTAACCGTAGATAGTACAACAGGGTTTCCTTCTGCAGGAACAATTGCTGTTGGAACTTTACCAAGTGCAGAATTAATTACATACACATCAACAAACTCTACACAATTTTTAGGAATTACTAGAGGTGCAAAAGGAACAGCGACAGCTGGAACTTCTAATGGACAAGCTCACTCAACTAATTCAACAGTTCAAAATGCAACAGACTGGGGTAACTGGGGTGATGCGGTTGTAGCATCAACAGTATCTCTTGAACCAGGACTTTGGTCTTTAAGTAACTTTGGTCAAGTATTAGTTGCAACAGTTGCAAATGGTAAAACATTTACATGGAACTCTGACATTGCAGCAAAATTTACAACAAGAGCATCTACACTAACCACTGGCTTTGTAACAGCTATTAGTGGAGATGTAGGAAACCCTACTGCATCAAGATTAACGTTGATATCACCAACAACACGTCATTTAATTCACATGGGAACAGAAACAACTATTGGTGATCCTACAACACAAGACGATATGTTTATAAGATTTTCTAATCAAGAACAAATTAATACTTATGCACCAGGAACAACAAACACTGCCGGTACACAAAGATTACAAGATGGTACAAAAATTATGGGTGCATTAGTTGCAAAAGAAAACATTCTAATTTGGACTGACAATGCATTGTACACTATGAGATTTATTGGATCACCATTTACATTTGGTTTTGAACAAGTTGGTACTAACTGTGGTTTAATAGGACAGAACGCAGCTATTGAGATTGATGGTGTTGCATATTGGCTTGGTAACAATGGGTTTTTTGCATTTGATGGTACAGTCAACAACTTACCATGTAGTGTAGAAGATTATGTTTATGATGACTTTGATACTACAAAAGGTCAACAAGTTGCAGCAGGTATTAATAATCTTTACACAGAAGTTGTATGGTATTATCCAACACAAGGATCTACATTTAATGATAGATATGTAGTTTATAATTATGGCGAATCTAAAGGAGTGCCTATGGGTAATTGGTATACAGGACAAAATGTAAATTCAATTAGAACTACTTGGATTGATTCTGTTGTATATCCTAAACCTTATGCTACTCAATTTAATTCTTCAGCAACAGGAACGTTTCCAAGTATAGTTGGAGAATCTGGTTTAGGTCAAACAGTTTACTTTCAACATGATATAGGTACAGATCAAATTAATCCTGATGGTAGTACAACAGCACTAACATCTTTTATACAATCTTATGATATAGCTTTACAACAAGAACAACCTGAATTGTTTTTAGCAATGAGAAGGTTTGTACCAGACTTTAAAACTCTTACAGGAAATGCTAATGTAACAATTGGATTAAAAGATTTTCCGTCGTCTACTACTGCTAATAGCACATACAGTCCGTTTACGATTACTTCTTCAACAACAAAACAAGATACTAGAGCAAGAGGTAGATACGCTAGTATAAAAATAGAAAATACAGGAAGTTCAGAGTCATGGCGATTTGGTACATTCCAAATAGATTTACAACAGGATGGTAAAAGATAATGACAAAGATAGTAGTTAGATTACCAGAACCTAAAAAAGAATATAGTGAAGATAATCAAAGACAGATTAACAGAGTTTTAACATCTGTTATAGAGCAATTAAACTCAACATACTTAACAGAAAATGAGGAGGAAAAAGAACGATTTAGTTTCTTCTTTTCATAATGGCAAATATATATAAAAATGTACAAAAATTATTAAACGCTGCAGGTTCAGACGTAGATATGTATGAATCTCCAACAGCTACAGCTAGTCTTATTAAGACTGTAAAGTTATTTAATACTCATAGTGGTGCATTAGATGTTACTATAAAGGTATTTGATGCCTCTAGTTCTACTGATTTTGAGTATAAAGTGGCTAGTATAAATGCTAATGAAGGTGTTGATTTACTTACATTTAATAATATTATAGTATTGGAAGCTGGAGATAAATTAAAAATGCAGTGTGCTACAGCAGACAAAATTAAAATGACCGCGTCTTTACTACAAATATTAAGAACACAACCAACGGATCAAATATAATGTCATTTAAAGAAACAGAAGCAAGTGTAAGATACGAGATGATAAACGGCAAAAGAACTGCTGTAATTACGCCAGAATGTATTATAACACTAACAAATACAAAAACAGGTGTCGAATATAACTCTGATGCAGAAGCACAACTAGATATAGACGATCCGACAACAGAAACAAAACAAGAGCACGTTCGAAGAGACGTAGAGATTAAAGTAGTAGACATCGGTATTGGTGCCGATTCAGGAGATTTATAATGGCGATTACAAACGCACAACAAGCAAAACAGATGTTACGAGAAGGTGGAATGACTAAAAAAATTAAAGGTCAAAAACACATGCTTGCTTACATTACACCAGGAGAAGCTAAAACATTAGAATCTTTGGGAGGTCAAAAAACAATGACACCTGAAGGCATACCTGCTTATCCACCGTTAGGTGAAAAAGGAACTTCACCGGGCACAACCACGTCAGGAAAAAGTGCATTTGGTGGAGGTAATACTAATCGTGAAAAAGGTATAACTCAACAATATAAAGGACCAGGTGGAACAACTGGTAGTATAAAAAATGTTAATGTTAAAGATGATGGACCAAAAGAATTTATTGGAGGTAAAGAGTTTAATCTCAACCCAACTACACCTGAAGAACAAGAACAAAAAAATTTTGCAATATCAATTGCAAACGATGCAAAAAGAGTAGCTGATAGAAAAAAAAGACAAAAAGATTTAACGTTTGTTGAAAATTATTTAGGGCCTACAGGTTTTACTAGAAGAACAAAAGATTCTAATTTACAAAGTTTAAATCAATTAAGTGATCAACCAAAAAGAATGGGTTTAAGTTCAGCGAGTTTAGGTCTAGGTATCGTAGACAGTTTTAACGTTAGTCCAGAAACAGCAATGTTTGATATTGATTCAATAAGAGAAATATATGGTCCTATGTCAACTCTGGCTGGAAAAAAAGGAATAACAAAAGCACAAACTAAAGATCTTAAAGATTTAAGACAAGACATGGAAATAGAACAAAAAATTTTAGATGGCACTTTAACAAAAAGTGAGTTCTTAGATTATAGAGATAGAAATAAAACAGATGACGATGATAATGATAGATCAATGGTGGTTACAGATCCATGTAAAGGACCTAATCCACCTCCCTATTGTTTTATTGGTAAAGCAGAAGACGACGAAGAAGAAGATTTTCAAATGGCCCTTGCATTTAGAAAAGATGGTGGACGTGTTGGTCTTATGGAAGGTGGCATGCCTTACGAAGGTGGGATCATGGATCTTGAAAATGCACAAAGAGAACTTTATTTTATAGGTGGTTTGGTTAAGAAAGCAAAAAGAGCTGTTAAAAAAATTGTCAAAAGTCCTATTGGTAAAATAGGTCTTGGAGCATTAGCATTTAAATTTGGAGCGCCTTTATTACAAGGTAGTTCTTTTATGAAAAATTTTGGTTTTAATGCAATAAAAAATAAAATAGGAGAGGCCTCATTTGGTAAACTAGCTGGACTATCTATAGGTGGTGGATTGCTTGCAGGAGCATTAGCAGGTAAAGGATACGAAGATGAAGATGGTGATGGCTTTGATGACAACACAGGATTTAGTGTAGAAGAGTACAGACAAAAAGGAGCTAAAGGTAATCTGCCAATAGCATTTAGAGCTGACGGGGGTATGTCAGATGTAGAACGTGATCCACAATACAAAGGTTGGAAAAGAATATATGAAGTTAATCCAGACGCTGCAGAGATGCATCCTAAACACAGAGAATTTGTTAAATACTACGCAAGCGTAGAAAGACAAGGTAAAGAAGAAGGTGGACTCATGAATCTAAAAGGTATGGAAATGGATTTCAGAGAAGAAGGTGGATTTGTACCAATAGGTAAAAAAGAGAGAGCTGATGACGTTCCAGCTAGATTAAGCAAAAATGAATTTGTAATGACAGCAGATGCTGTTAGAGGTATGGGGGATGGAAATATAGACAAAGGTGCTGAAAAAATGTATAATCTAATGGATAATTTAGAAGCCGAAAATGATCAATCGCAAGGCTTGGATGGCGCACGTAAAATGTTTCAAACATCACAAAGATTAGAGGAAGTATTATAACATGGCTGTCACAACTACACAGACTTTACCACCACAGTTTATTCAAGACATAGGTGTTGACCTAGCAAAAAACCTGGTAGCGTCAACAGGCGTACCTACAGTATCAACAGGTCTAGCTGGTATATCACAACAACCAGGAGAAGATCCAAAAGACTTTGCAGCAAGACAACAAGCTGCTAGAGCATTTGAAACTAGACAACAAAGTTTAGCGGGCCTTGCACCAACAGTTGCAGGTCAAGATGCATTACAACAACAAGCTGCAACATTAACAGCTTCAGGTGTTGGATCGTATCAACCATTTATAAATCAAGCACAACAGCTTACAGGAGCTGGTGGCGGAACAGGTGCAGGTTCTATTCAAGAATACATGTCACCATATCAAACACAAGTAATTGATGCATCACTTGCAGAGTTCGACAGAAACGCAGCATCAAACAGACAAAGAATTAGAGATCAAGCAGTAGCATCAGGAGCTTTTGGTGGTGGTAGAGAAGGTGT